AATTAACAGATGAAGATAATTGCCAACCAGTATATGTTGAGCGTGAAAGATTAGTAGAACTTTTAACAGTATGTAAAAATGTACTGGAAAAGAAAGACAAGGAAGTAGCGCAAGACTTGTTGCCAACAACAAGTGGATTCTTCTTTGGCTCAACAGAGTATGATGAATGGTATTGGTTTCAGGTTGAACAGACCATAACAATACTTGAAAATATACTTGCTAAAACAGACGATAACTGGTACTTTGAGTACCAAGCATCATGGTAAAGGAGAGATAATGCTACAAGTTAGCGAAGCATATAACAATAAAAAACTATCATACTTGCAGAAGCAAGCATGGGTACAAGCAGGCACAGCAGTTAATGCTGGGTCTGCATCAGAAGCAGCACGACAGGCTGGACTAGATTGGAATGTAACACTTGCAGATATGGAAGCAATTGTTTCTAATAAAGTCAATGAGTATGAGACAGTGACAGACCACTATCCAGTACCTAGACGTCAGGCTGTAATCAAACTAGGCAAAGACAACAACAATGAAGTCATTGGTGTAGTTGGTGATAAGTATAAAGTTGTGCAGAACATGGAAGTGTTCTCAGCACTTGATACTTTAGTTGACTCAGGTGATGCACGATATACAGCAGCAGGTGAGTACAACAAAGGCGCTAACATCTGGATGGTAATGGAGTTACCAGTCGGAGTACAGGTAGCCAATGACCCACATGCCGCATTCTTACTAGTTCAGTCATCACATGATGGCTCATGTGCAGTTCGTATTCGCCCAATCATTGAGCGTTTATTCTGCTATAATCAAATCAATCATATTATTAAAGGTAAAAATACAAACGCGTATACCTATGTAATGAAACATACTACGAACTCAGAGTTATCTGTAAATGATATTCGTAATATCACACAGTTAACTTATGATTCTATCCAAGAGTATGAATCAGTTGCAGGTTTATTGCTTGACCGTGAAGTAGATGACCGACAAGTTAAGAATATATTCAAGGCTGTATGGTCATTGCCTTCAGAGATTGAAGATGCACCAGAGCATCTACTATCACAGGGTCAACGCCGTCAGCGCACCATTGCACTCAATGGTCGTGACTCAGCATGGGATATTTACAGCCAGTCACCTACACAGGAAAACATCAGAGGCACAGCCTTTGGTGTATGGCAGGCAGTCATTGAACATGCAGACCACCGCGCTTCGGGTGGCGCTGACAAGCGTGCAATCGCCACCCTTAGCGGACGTAATGACCGCATCAAGGACAAGGCGCTTGAGTTAGTATTGGCATAGTGAACCAGCGTAAAGCCTTAGCATGGGGTTGAGATGCAGGTAGTTTATGCCATCGCATTGCTTTATATCTCTTTGTCCTTTCTGTATATAAAGCATACCTTGCTGGGTGGTCCCGCCAGCAGCGAACACGGGACACCTAATAAACATACAAACAGAGAGAGAAAAATGAACACAATAACAATCACATCAGTACCTGAAGGCGCTACAATTACATACACTGAAGCAGAAGTTACTCGCTTCATAGAGCAAGCGGGAGAACTAAATGACACAAACAAAAGATATACAGATGCACTCAGGGAAATGCGTAGTATCCGTAACGACGTGCGTGACTTCTTTAGTGAAGGTGAATGGGATGGTAAAGAAACAACAGTCAATAAAGATGAAGTCAATCAGTTACTCGAACGAATTGGCGCATCAAAACTTACCAGTAGTTATCGCGGAAACTTCACCATTACAGGAAGTTTTACTATAGATGTAGAAGATGAAGATGATATTGAGTCTATTCTTCATGACAATATCAATGTAGAATGCTATGCTACAGATGATATAAGTGTAGACCTAATTGAAATTACAGACATTGAAGATGACGAATAAAACTAAAGAGCAGACATGGGCATGTGTAGATTGTGGTGCTACTACAACTAATCCAGACCATAGTTTAATAGTATATTTCCATGCCAATTGTCCTGCAAGAAATAGTAGGTAATCTATGTTGGGATATACAAAAGAAGATTTAGATGAAATGACTAATGCAGTTCATGATGCTAAGTTATTTTATATTAGGAACTCAGATGTTACATACGTAGACCAAGACTCTTTAGTTAATAGTCTATTAAAAACAAATAGTTTCTTACAAGGTTTATGGGCAGAAGGGTACTTTGATTAATGGAATCAAGCCAAGCATACGTCCCATATAATGGGACAGCAGGTTGGTCTGGGACAGATACAAGTAAACTACGTGCAGTAGAAAATGTTATATCTGGACGGGAAGAAAACAACCAGCAAATAGCGTTACGTCTATTAAAAGAATCTGGTGAACAAGGTTATACCTGGAAAGAGTTAGCCACTAAAACAGGCTGGCATCACGGCACGGCAAGTGGCGTGTTATCAGTACTGCACCAGTCAGGTGCAATCATACGATTATATGGTGCTCGGAATAGTTGCAAGATATATGTGCATCAAGATTATAAAGATAAATACTATAAGTACGAAACATATAAACGTAAAGAAAAACTTTGCCCGCATTGCGGGCTAGACATCAATACATAGCCGTCACTATGTTATGATGGGACAACCAGTGAGCGGTAGGTTTTTGGCTCTCTCCTTGTCCTACCGCCACTGGCTAATCTAAGGAGATATTTATGGCAGAAGTAGAAGTACCTAGAGATAGATACGGCAGACCAATGATTGTCCCACCGAAAGGTGGTAAGCCAGTTGCATACACACGGACAACAACAATTGCAGGTTCATTAGATGATGGCACTGCATTAGTTGCATGGAAGTTACGCATGGCTGCAACTGGTTTAACGTTGCGTAACGATTTGTTATTGTCGGCTAGTGCTATGCGAGATAACAAACTAGAGATGGATAAGTTAGTTGAAGATGCAATGGAAGCAGCAGGTGCAACCAAGCAAGCAACAATTGGTACAGCACTACATGCACTAACAGAAAAGTTAGACCGTGGTTTTGATGTCGGTCCTATTCCAGATGAATATGCTGCAGACATCACTGCGTATGCAGAAGCAACTAAAAACTTTACTAACATTCATATTGAACAATTCTGTGTACTAGATAAGTTTAAGATTGCTGGTACTCCAGATAGAATTGTAGAATATAAAGGCGAGAAGTTTATCTCTGACCTTAAAACAGGCAGCATTAGTTACCCTAACAAGATTGCTATGCAGTTAGCAGTGTATGCACACGGCTTGCCGTATGACCCCGCTACGGCAACCCGTGGTAGTTGGGGTGACATCAACACAGAGAAAGGAATCATTGTACATTTACCAGCAGGTAGTGGACAATGTACCTTGCACTTTGTAGACTTAGTTCATGGTTGGAAAGGAATCCAACTAGCCATGAAAGTAAGAAAGCACCGTGACAAAAAGAATATATCAACACCAATACAAGGAGAATAATGTCTCACACAGAAGCACCAATCAGTATCACAGTTAAATCAGCAGCAGGTTCTTTAATTACAGTTCGTGCTGCAACAGCAGAAGAACTAGACCAGACAATTGCAATGACACTTGCATCAATTGCAAGTGCAGCAGAAGAACTCGAAAAAGCAGTGCGTGGCACTGGTTTTAGCGCATCAGCACCAGTATCTCCAGCAGTCGGCTATGCAGCCAACGCACTAGGCGGTACAGTTGTTGCTGAAACATTTACACCAGCAGCAGCACCTGCAGGTAGCGGACAACGCATGTGTCCTCATGGAAGCATGACTCGTATTCATGGATTGACAGGTAAGTTTGGTCCTTATAAAGGACACTTCTGCCCAGCAAAGCAGGGTGACCCAACTAAGTGCACAACACAATATGTCAAGGCTAATTCACCAGAGTGGAATACATTCGTAGCAGACCAAACAAAGGGATAAATGAAAACATTACGCCGTAGCGTAGGCAAATCTGATGTGGGCGGGGAGCCATTAGCCCCGCCCTTTCAAGCCTTCGCAAGAGAAGGAATCATATTACGGCGTGCTGAAGTTACAGTTATTGCTGGCACTCCTGGTGCTGGTAAGTCAAGTATTGCATTGCATGTTGCTGCAAGATTAAAACAACCTACATTATATTTCTCAGCAGACACCAATGCACATACTATGGCTATGCGTTTACTTGCACTTCGCACACGTATGCCACAACAGCAAGCAGAACAAATGTTAAAAACACAACCAGACACAGCCGAATCTATTTTGCGTGAGTATGGAAATATGTATTGGTCTTTTGAACCAAGTCCAACTCTGCGTGATTTAGATGAGGAAGTATCTGCATTCGAAACTATATGGGGCAGAAGTCCAACACTAATAGTTGTAGATAATCTTATGGACATTGCAATAGATGGACATGAGGAATTTGCAGGTATGCGACAAGTTATGAAAGAACTTAAGTATCTTG